TTCTCTACTATTAACTTTAATCAATCCTTTTTCAAACCACTCTCTAGCATCATTTACTATCATACTCTTAGTTTTATTATTCGTATCAAAGCCAACTCTCCATATAGAACGATTAAATTCATCATAGGTCTGGTATTTTGTCATATTCATATACTTCTTATCAATGCGTAATCTTTCAATAAGCGAATGTCCACCACTTGCCTTTTCTACTGTCAATAATGCCTTATTATAATATCTACCTAAAGAATTAATTACATCTGCTAATTGATAAGGTTTAATTGTGTTATTCTTAAATTCTGCTACTTGTTCACCATCTTTATTAAGCACAATAGCAGTAGAATAATCCTTACCTATACCCTCACTACAATCCACTCCTATATAATACTTCTCACCAACTTTAGGAATAGAATATATCTGTAATGATTTAGGATATAGATTCTGTAGAATAGTCGGTAAACCAACGATTTTTTCCTTTGGTATATGTGTCACCTTTTGCTTTATAATTGCACCAATAGTATTATCAATTCTTTTACTATCAAATAGTTGTTGTCCTGTAGTAAGGAAACATTCATCATCAGTAGATGGAAATTCCACTCTAAAGGTTTCTATACCATCAGTAGAAATCTTTTGCCTTCTCCATGTCAACTGATCCAAGTTAGCACCTAAATCAAATAACCTTAATTCTTCATCATCTAAATCATCAATAGATAATTCACAACCATTTACTGCTTTATACCTTTTTACTGCCTGTTCATATTGTTTCTTAAATAAGGTCTTACCATCAATCCAATTAAAAAAGAATGGCTTATAAGTGTTATCACCATTCTTTGCTTGATAATACGTATCACTAAATTTGTTAAAACCATTAGCAGTAGATTCTATAATAATAGTTCCGCTTTCTGATACTGCTTGTGATATTGCTTTCATCTGCTTTTCTGGATTCTTCCAAAATGCAAACTCTGATAAATGAGTAATTCCATTTACTGTTTCACCTCTAAGCAAATCTTTATTACCGGCAGTCATACAAGAAATCTTACTACCATTAGTAAAGGTTAATTCCTGTCTATTATTAGTTATTAGTTCTGGTCTTAGCCAATCTGGTAATGAAAAGAATTGTTGTTTTAACTTTGCAAAAATGCTATTTGTAGAAGTTTGATTATGAGAAATCAATACACATACAGTATTATCCTGTACAATACAAGCACGAATAGAAAGGGCTACCGCTATTGACGATAACCCCAACTGTCTACTTTTCAAAACTATATTATCTTTATCTAAATTCTCTACAAAATACCTTTGCTCTGGTGTCAATATAAAAGGCACTATATTACCTTCCTTATCTGCTATCTTAATAAATGTCTGTATCCAATCAATTTTATTATCATCATCCCATAAATAAGCCAACTTTTGCTGACTTTCTTTACTTAGTGCCATTTTTACCACCACCTTTAAGGGCAGGTATATTAATATCCTTTAGGAAATCATCTATTTCATCAGTAGAATCATCAAAGAAATCACTCTTAGCAAATGATTCAACCCATTTAGCAGCGTTCACATCACCTTGTAAAGCCTTATCGTACATAGTTTCATATAACCTAATCATATTAAGTTTTTTCATATGCTTATGGTACATTAATATTGCTTCCTGTGTATCTTCCCTAGTAAACCAATCCATACAATCATCAAGTGTCTTATTTTTCATTATAGGTTCGTAAGGTTGTAATTCATCAAAAGGAACTCTTTTATCTTCTGGTGTATAATACCATACAATAAATTTAGCAATATACTTAGGTACTATCTTATATAGTTTCTGGTGAATACTCTCACACCTTAATTCTGCCATGACTTTCTCATCTCCTTCATATCATTAGTTGTTTTCTCAAATGATTTACTTATTAATCTAATGGTTATTACATCAATTTGATTCCATAGATACTTTAACTGCTTATCCTTAATATCTTTAGGTATGTATTCACTCTGGAATATATAGTCATATTGCCCCCATAGATAATCTATTTCCCTTTTCAATTCATCCATTGTCAAATTCATAAACTCTTTATTAGTTAAATTCATTAATCTTTTATTTATCTTTTCTCTACCTAAAATACCATCAATTTCTTTTACATTATAATTTTCCATTTTATAATCCTCACTTTCTGTAGATTGATTTTATTTGTTACCCTCACATTGAGGGGTACTGTTTTTTTATAAAGGTTACTGTACTAATCTGCATTTAACTTCTATTGGTTGGTTATAGGTATATATTTTGCTTTTACTTTCGTAAAAGATTCTTTTTATTTGTAATTACATTAACCATGTATTATTTATATATTAGTATTTAAGGTAGAAAGGTAGATAAAAACAAAAAACATTTATTAGTATCGTGTTATAGTTGTTCTCAAATTTCTAGTTACTGAAGACAAGAGGAATCAAAACGCAAAAATCACCCTCAAAGCCTTATAAATCAAGGGTTTCAGCATTTTAGGTCATGGACGCACAGTCCATTTTTCATATCATTTTATGGACACACAGTCCATTTTTTTTATTTTAGTATTCTTGCCATTCACTTTTGTTAAAATATGTAATCACTGTTTTGTTTACATTGTTACCTCGTGTATAAATGTATGGATTTACTGTAATTGTTTTTTCATTTTTCCCAGTAGTAAATGTTCCTAATATCTTTTTCTTTCGTAAAGATGACATTATTTTTGTTAAATTATCATATTTTATATCTAATTTTTCTGCTAAATCTTTCATAGTTAATACTTTACCATTACCATGTCCACCTTCTCGTAAACAACAATCGTCATAGCAAACAAAATAAGATAACGCAATAGCAACAGCAAATTCTCTATCAGTTAATCTTTTCTTTAATTTTAATACCACAGAAGAATATAGCTTTACAAATCTTTTATCTTTATTAAATCCAAAATATTTAGTTTCTAATGGATCTTTATCATCAGTGTGTTTTAATTTATCCCCTTCATAAATATAATCAACGATTTCTCCATTTTCATCTATAATTTTATAAAGTATCTTTCTTTCTTCTACTGCATTATTCATGAAACATCCCCTTTATGTGTATTTTATTCATCAAAAAAGGACTCCTATTTCTAGGAATCCCTCTCTGATTTATTATTTAGTTGTTTTCAGTAGTAATCAAAGCGATTAGTTACTATGTTCAGCAAAAGTATCATCACTATAGACAATATCTGCTAAAACCCTGTCAATGTTATTTTCAAATTTGAATACAAATACTGATTTTATTTTGTTCTTTTTATCTGGCTTTACATCAATTATTGTGTAACCCCTTCTCAATAATTCTCTTGCAACCCTACCACTAAGAATTATAATTGCTTCTTTTTGTTCATCAATAAATTGCATAATCTAAATCTCCTTTTCTGTGATTTCTTCTGAATAACACAAAAAATCCCTATTAGTCAAAGCGACTGAATAAGGATTTTTAGTTATATCTGATAATTTAGTTGTGTTATACTTTATAGGACATTGTATATCCCTAAATAATTTATATTGCTTAAATTCATCTTTAGGAAGTTCACAATATACACCTGTATCCTTTAATTGTTTATTTATACCATCAATATCTATTTCAGTATGTAAATATCCTTTACTGGCTTTTATTTTACCTTTAATCTTATCAAGATTATATTTCTTTTCTATCTTCTTAAATTCATAGTATTTATGTCTTGACTGACATTGATATAATTCCTCTAATCCTAATACATCACACATATAAAATTTATTCATATCTCTATCGTTCTGAAAACCACTAAAGTGACTATAATAAGAACTATCAATAGTAAGTAATATCATTTTACCCTCTTCACTCTCTGGAATAGGTAAGTCATATAACCCCCATAGTAATAATACTGTTGATAGATTATACTTCTTAAAATAATTTTCCTTTGTCACATCCTTAATTATATTCAGATTGATACATTCTTTATTCAAATGGTCTGATTTACTTAGCCTTGATAAGTGATTATCAAAGCATTTTCCGTGTTGTAATGCAAGGTCTACACCGACTGCTTCATTTGTTGCATTACTGGTTATACCCATGTAATCAAAATTCTTTTCTTTATCTGCTTTAAATAACATAGCATACTCAATATTCCAACCTTTAATATGCTTTAGAATTGCACAACCTAATAAACTATCAATATCATCACTAAGTATTAAGTCATATTTCTTTGTGTCCTTGTACCAATCTGGTATTAAATTCAAGTATTCTGCTTTCATAATAATTCGGAATGGGATAACCCATCCAATCAATTATGAATCTGAATACATTATGAGATAAATTTCCCATCCCTGTATTCACCTTTTCCCACTTTCTGCACTAGGCAAATTAAAATCAGTAAGTTACCTTCTTTCTTTGAATTGGATTATTCTTTTGTAAATTGTTTCATTCAAATTAATAATCCCATGTTCCCATCTGGAAATACTACAAGAATTAATATTGCAATAGTCAGCAACTTCTTTTTGAGTTATTTCTTCATTTCTTCGCCACTTGCGAAATTCTTTCCCTGTCACCTTCCCCACCCTTTGCATAAAATTTGCTTTTTAAAAATTATTTCTTCTTTGTTGTTGGTTTCTTAGTTTTAGATTCTACCTTTTTTACTGGCTCTAATCTTCCATAGCAAGCATTTAACCAATCGTTATGTACTTCTTTTGTTGGTATTTCTTCACCAGATTCTATTTTTCTTACCCATCTATCAGATTTTCCAATACATTCAGCAAGATATTTTTGTGATACATTGTGATATATTCTTATAAATCTCAATTTATCTCCACTAAGCATTATATAACCCCTTTCTTTAGAAAAAGGGCTACCCTATATTGCAGTAGCCCCATAATTATTAAACTAATTATTCAATTGTTGGTAATACTGTCTGTGCCAATACCACACCAGCATCATTAATTAATGCCATAGCATAATATTGAGAAGTAAAGATATTGTTAGTTCTAGTGCTAGCATCTCTTTCTACTTCTGTAAAAGGTGTTTCCTTTGGAATCAAACCAATAGATTCTTTCTTAATTGCAAGAATAAACCCTTCTTGATTAGCAGTATCATATAATCTATCAGATACAACTACTGCTATTCCTCTAAAGTAACCTAATACATTGTTCAACTGAATACCAGATCCCTCTTGTGTAAAGGTCTTAGTAGCATCTACAAAACCATCCATCTTTAAGAAGGAAGGTACAAACTTACTATGTATTGCTATAAAAGAGAAATCATCAGCGTTACAATCATCACCATATAAACCTAGAATAGAGTTCATTTCATCAAATGTTACAGTATCTTTATTAGCAATTTTATATTGTAATACGGTCTTTCTTGCCTCATCAATAGCATCTGTATCATACTTTCTAGCAATAGAAATACCCTGTTGCTTAGAAGCATTATT